GCCAAGCTTGATATTCTGGGCTGTGTGACTTGCCATGTTTTTCTTGTTTCATAATCACATTTTAACACATCTTTTGTGTTTAGAGATAAATATCGTCAAGCGACAATGTTTTTCCTTGGTGATAGCAAATAATACACGCATCAGCTATGTCAGGTGATCGGAAACCACGCTTTTTGTATTCCTGCTTACCTTCCACTCGGCGTTTCCCCTTTACGTCTTGTGTCCAATTGCGTGTTGACAACTCCATCAATAGATCGCTGTGCATGGGCAACTCTATCTGATTAAGTATTTCGGCCATATTGAACCATGCCTCGCTAATCCAATTTGGGTATTTGTCTTTGTCGGCGGGTTCACCCCCAAAGTTGATCGCTATCACGTTATAGCCACGCTTCATCAGTTCATCGGTTACACCACCACCAACACCAGTATCATCTACCTTGATCTGCGCTTCCTTATCAAAGTCGGCGAATTGTTCTAGCCTATCGCATATTTCAGGCGTGCGTAGTTTCGTGTATGTTCTAAAGTCAGTTGATTTAAGCCCTTTGCGTTTCCAAAACACTGTGCGATCATCTCCCATACGAGCAACGTCAACGCCTATGATAACTGCGCCATCGTCATCAATCTCACGCCTCATAGCGTCAAGTATGTTATCCCGGTTCAGTATAGCTTTGTCTGACTGCGCCAGTGGTTCGCCCAACCATTTATGAGCATACAAACTAGGGTTCGCTTCGTCTGCTTGCATCTCAGTGATGATAGCGTCAGGCAATAAGTTTAGTTTGAGCAGCACATCAAAATTCACTTTGCGAGCGTATGTTTTGGGTGGTGGGTTCAATACGTATTTGACGAATACAGGATCAAGTTCGTTAAACCTATTAAACGTGTAGATAATCTGGCTGCCTGGTTTACGAATGGTCGGCGTGAGTATATTCATGCTGGCTTCAGTAATCGATTGAGCTTCTTCTACCCAACATACGTCAATGCCTTCAGTCGATTTGATTTCGTTAATGTTGTGGCGTAACCCTTTGAATAAGAATTCAGTGCCAGTTAATAAGTTAACAATCGTATCACGTTGCACCACGTACTCACCGAAGCCGTATTTCTCGATCAAATCAGATAACAACTTATGCACACTGTCTTTGATCGTGTTTTGTACTTCACGAGTACACAATATGCGCAACTTCTTGCCACGCCCACGAACTAATAATGATTGCGCAACAGCTTGTGACTTGCCACTAGCCCTGCCACCATAAAAGGCTAATGTGCGCCAATTAGGGTTGAATAACTCCTTAAACGGATAGAGTATTTCAACTTTGGTCTTGGTCGTTGTCTGATCCATCATCTCCCACGAATTCTACTAATGCGATATTCAATCCGCCTTCCATATTCATGTTCACATCTTGTTTAGGTTTACCTTCTAGCCGATCAAGTAGTGAGTCGTACGCTCTGGTATCACCTTTACGAGCTTTAATGATTTGAGCCAAATCCATTTGTTCTGCGATTGTGAACCCTTCTATTTCTTTAGTGACTGGGTTTTCCATATCCTCGGTAAGTTCAAGCAATCGTTTCAGCCTAGTCTTGCTATGTGGCACGCCCCTATTAGCTCCGGTAACGTTACGCCTAGGATCATCACCTTTCTTGAATGGTTTTAAGTTTTGTTCATTAGCCATAATTTCCTCACAGCTCCTTCACAGCTATTATAACATCTTTCCTATATTCCCAACTTGTAGTGATCCTATTGGTACTATCACTCCCTTTTAGCTTTTTCGCTATTTCTATCTTTGATTTGGATTTACTGCCTACTGCTGATCTCCCTTGCCTTTTCAATGCCCATTTTGATGATCGCCTGAAACTATTGATCAATGCTGGTGTAGTCGTGGTTATACTCACTCTGTAATCTTTTATGTACATTTCACATATTGCGTTCAGAAAAGTAGTTCCTATCCCTATGCCTTGGTAATCAGGCAATGTGACGATCCTTGAAATACGCTTCATGTTTTTGACTATGCCATGCGGTAAGTGTAATACTGCGCAAAATACTACTGGTTGACCATTCACGTACCCTACATACTGATCTGCTGCATTGTTAATATCACCGTTCAGATAGTGATACTTGCTAAATAGGTTCCACTTTCCTTTTTCTTTTCGTATATCGATTTTGATTTCAGGCCGTTTGTAGTTTTTTTTTGAGCCATTTTCATTTCGCTTGTATCAAATACCCAATCAGGTTCTAACCAATCGAGGATATCATAGTGACAAGATACAGCTATAAATTTCTTTCCTGACTTCCTGACAGCTTTTGCAATTGCTGCTGATCCTATTTGCGCTACATTTCTATCTACAACTGACGTATATTCATCAAATACAATGGTTTCCTGATCGGATAATATCGCATAGGCCAATTGAACACGCATCTTTTCACCGTTGGATAGCACGCTATAAGGCTTCAACCAACTAGGCGGAGATGAAAACCCAACGCTGTTGAATGTTTGCACAATCATATCAACGTCTTTGACCGGCATATCATCTAACACTGATTGATTAGTGAACTCAGGTTCAATGAAATAATCATCGCCAAATAATTCCTTTGCGATGGTGCTTTTGCCTGTTCCGCTAGTTCCTACAATAACGCCTATGTGCCAATCATCAGGGTATTCTATCGAACCAACGAAATGCTCTTGCGAATGTTCATCTGATAAATCAAACATTCCTTTGACTTTAGCAACTGAAAATGAATTGCTTACTTCTGATTTTCTTACAATGTCAAAATCTTGCATTCGTATCCTCTCGATTGTAATTCCTCGTAAACTTTTTGCATTTCATTATCATCATCAAAACGTATTTCCAATGCTTTGATATCGTCTAATTCTAAATCATCATCGTTTTCTTTGCTGTCAATCGGCAACACAAGTCCCCAATCATCAAGCAAATCAGTGTCCCATTCATTCATCAAAATATCCCAATCCCATTCGCCACCAGATACGTTATCTTTAACGATGAACTCACGCTGTTTTTCTATCGACCAATCGACTATTTTCACTGGTATGTCTTTCCAACCAGCTTCTTTCATAGCCCTGAACCGCATATTACCGCCTAAAATAATATGATCTTTGTTCAATACCACTTCTCGAACTTCTGCCATTTCTGGGAAATCCTTTAATGACTGCACTAATTTCTTGAACGCTTTGTCTTTGATGATCCTGGGATTATCGGGGTTGGGTTTTACTTGATCAACAGGTAATCTCATAATGTCCTTTCATTCTTGTATCATGCGCCACTTGCCAAGTTCCTTGAAAAACGTGGCGTTGCAAGTGCTGATATCTGATACTTGTATTATACCACTTTTGGTTCTGTGGCCTATATGCAAATCCATGTCGGCTACTTTGGGTGCGTCAATGCTCAAAAAGTAATTCACGTCTGGTCCCCAATGCTCATCTACCCAATAGCAGTTACCAGATAACCAGATATCTTTTGACGTAAGAAAACAGTACATTCCCATAGCGTCAACTTGCTTTAGGCCGCTATCAGTATAGTTAGCCGAGGCCATAAGGCTGCGATCCTCGTTAATATGCCACGCTCCTAGACAATACAAGCCATGCCTCCCGACTTGCACGCCAGAGTAAATACAGTCGGGGTCAGATATGTAATGCCCTAGTAAACGTTCTAAGGCGTTATGCGGTAGTACACTATCGCCCTCAACTTGCCAGACTACATCAGGGTCAAACTCACGAACCAGGTCGGCTAGTATTTGGTGATTGTCTGCTATGCGTTTCCTACGATCTTTAATCCCTTTGGCCGGGTCAAGGTCGGTATAGAATATCGTGTGATCGGGCTGGATAGATTGCCTGGCCACTTCATAACGTATGTGCTGTTCGTTCTCTACCTGGCCTACACATAAGATTTTCACAATACACTCCGTATCGCTTCCTGCCACCTTGGCAATAATGTTTTCCAACTTATCGTATCGGCTATGGCGTTCGCTCGGCGTGATTGCTCGGCTATATCTACGTTCCTGAACCATTCTAGCCTATCCTGCAACGCCCTAACGTTGGTTTCGTATATATCCACCCTAAAACGTGGGGCGAAGTGATCTGTGGCTTGTGCTGCGACCAACCATTCTCTAGGCAATATGTTGTCGTTAGGCTCGATATCTGGCATGATCACCGGCATACCTGAACTCAACGCTTCGTTTAGTGGCAAGCAGTTGCCTCCATACTTACGTGGCAATACGAATATATCCCCCAACTCATACAATCGTTTGTTATCCTGTATATCTGTATAAACTGTGCTGTAAGAATAGTTCCTGCGTAGTGTCCAGGCTAAATCTTTGTCTTGCGTAGTCACGATCCCACCGGGGCAAGCTCGCATGAACGTGTAAGTGCCGTTGCGATCATTGGCTGCTGGCTTACCAGTAAAATGGATAAAGTCTGCCCGACTGCGTTCTCTATAAGGGTATTCGTCACGATCAACAGGGTGGTGCAACTGCACAACTCTAGTCCCTCTGCTTTCGGCATGATCTGTGATCGTCTTTTGTAACCATACACTTGGCAAAATAATAAGATCAGGCATATCAAAGTTGGGATAAGCCATGTGATCGTAGAACTCTGGGTTCTCAACGCAGATCGTCTTTATACCTCGTCTGCGAGCTTCGGCGTATAGATTAAGGTTGTAAGGCGTTTCGGCTGTTAGAAGCACGTCTGTGTCATCGAGAATACGTTGTATATCATCTTCAGTAGGTATGCCTTGAATTGTGAAGTGCGCATTATACCAATCAGGATTTTGAGCGTTGCCGTTGAGTATGCTTAGATCAATAACCACTGTCTTGTTCGGCTTGAGCCATTTGTAATAATCCCTCGTCTGGTAGCCAAGCCCTGTTTGGTCTGCCCTAGCGAGTAACGTTAATCTCATACTAGCCCCCACGCCTCATCATCACTTGTAAACTTGCGGTTATCGCCTCGGCCATCAAGTGTGTACGAACGTTTTATGTTGTCAGGATCAGGGTAGTAAATCCATAACCTATGCTTGTACCAACCGATCATACCGTTTTCGTTATAATCCCCTGCGACTACCCCATGGAACGTGTCCTCAATAAAGAACTTTGGCAAGCAACTTGGTAGTACCACTTGATCGTAATAAAGCTTCGTTGTAAGGTGTGGCCTTTGACTCCATTGGATTGTTTTCATAAAGCCCTTTTTATGCCCCAACATTAGGTGATTGTGTTCTGTCGGGATTGTACCCTCGAAGTGAAAGCGTATCGTATTGGCTTCGCCTGAATATATGAAGTCTTTGCATTTCTCGAAGTTGATCTTGTGATCTGTGACCAATGGGCAATCACCTTCAACGTACAATAGCAACGGCGTTTTAACTTCGCTGATCGTAGCCCTCATCATATCTGTTTGGTGTGAATGCTCATCGAATATGAATGGCGTAACATTGGTGTATTCGTGCAAGCACTTCCAAAGTATGCGGTTCTTGTAAACATCGTAGTCAGCCTTGCGGTCTTGCTGTTCTTCTCGCAGCCCATCAATTTGCATGATAATGTCCGCTTTCGGTAAATGGTGGCGGATTGACGCTATCGTTTCATCAATAATAAACGTGTCAGGGTGGCTCGGCAGCACGCTAGTCGGGATTACTATTGTTATATCCTTATCCATATTGACTCACAATCTTATGCTTAAACTTACGTTTCCATTGTAAATACCAGGCTGTTTGATTGTGTATATTATGCGGGTAATCGTCTTGCAGATCGCCTACTATACCTGGTAAGGCGAACCAGTTTGTGCATTTGGGGAACGGCACGATATCCTCGAACAACCAATCCCAATACTCCATCGACTCGCCAGCTGGGGTTTTATTATCGGCTATCACCAGAGCCATGCACTCCAACGCCTCAAAGGTTCTGAAGCTGTCAGGTATTACCGCCCCTGATGGGCAAAGCGCAATCGTGGCCTTCGCCATGTCCTGATAATATTCCTTTGGCGATACGCCTTGCGTAAAGCCCTCGGTTTTGACGATCTTCACGTTCTGATAACGTGGGGCGATCAGTTCCATAGCTTCGACTAATTCCTCACGCCTGTTATGCGTTACTTGCCCTGCGAAGTATAAGCTATATTCCTTGGCACAATAGTCAGGTAAGTTTTCCCTCATGTGTTTGGGGTAGCCTGTACCGAGTTTGTTATAGTTATCGTGTTTGCCTATGTGTGGGTTTTGCACCCAAATATGAATGCTTGGGTGTTCGATCTTATCAATATCAAAGTCAGCTTCTTCATCGCCCATCAAGAATAAAACTACGTGGCTGATCTTATTCAGTTCCTTATTGACCTTACTTTCAAGCCCTGCATGGTGACGTGCCGGAATAACTACAACTGCCCGATCATAGCTCGGTAGCGTCTTGCAAGATATCATCTCAACGTCTAGTTCTTGTAGTGTGTCGTGTAGTAGCCCGAAGTCCCACTGATCGGATATGTTAGCCTTATCGTTTAGGGATAACAGGTAAGCTTTCATCTTGAGAAGTAATAGTGCTGTTCATGATCTTTAGATAAGAACTCGCCCTTATACCCTAAGCTTTCCATAAAATGAACTGTGTCGGTATCTTTAATGCCGTAGTTTTCTAGGCCGAGATCATCATGTATAGATACCCAAACCTTGAGCTTATTGTTTTTGAGCGTGTTGATTGCGCCCCTAAGTATTAAAAGCTCGCTACCTTCTGTGTCCATTGTCAAAGCCGTTGGCGTAATCCCTGTCTTTGCTACGTAATCATCGAGCGTCATCTCTGGCACGTTTTCTTGATTATCGTGTATGTATTGATACTTGTTTTTGTCTATCAGGTCGCCTTCAGCTGCTGTCGGCCACGTCTTGAACCCTTTGCGTTTGTCAGTTGTCTTGTCGCTGAAAAATCCGTCGTAAAAGGCCAAAGGCTTTTTGACAAAGTTCTTTTCCCATAACGCTTTAATGTTCGGCCAGAACTCTTGTGTAGGTTCGATCAGCACCATGTTCTCTGCCCCAACCATATTTGCATAAGCTAGGTTGCACCAGCCCTGTTCAGTGCCGATATCAAACAGAATATCGCCTTGCTTTAAGTGCTTGCGCATACTAAGCACACGCTCAACTTCCCAATAGCTGAACACGTCCCAACTGGCTAGCGGTTCGTTGAGCCAAAACTCATACAACCACTTTGCGCTTTCGTCATCGGTACTTAACGGCAATTTTATGTACCGTACCTTTTTCCACTCAATATCGTTTAAGGCTATAAACTTCATATCAACCCAAAATAATCTAGTATAGTTTGCACTCGGTTCTTATACGTGTGCTTTTCTGCTGTGATCGTTTGGTTCTTTTTAGCAACCTCGGCTGAATTGCCATCTAGTGAGAACTTAATCGTGTTTTCTAAACTCTCCCAATCGCCCCATTCGTACATCGGCATTTCAGGGTAAATATCTTTTAACTTATCAATTCGTGGCATGATTAGGTTGCTGCCCCGGCCTGTCGCTTCTGGTACTCGATCAGACCAATACTGGCTGACTTCCTTTTTAACGCATAGGCTATCGCCAACGCTGACCTTACCTGACGCATAAAAGTCATTCATGTTATCATCACGATCAATCTTCGGTTCATCGCCCCCTGGGTTTCTGAATGACCAACCATTGCGTTGGCACATATCCCTTAAAGCATTCAGAAGCTCTTGGCGATATGTCCAAACATCTTCGTGATATCCAATGCCATTTGAGCCAACAAAGCTTACATCGTGCTTGTATTCATCTCTAGGCGTACCAAAATGCGCTGCGGTATGACGAACGCCCGGCATAAGCCATATGTGGTTCTTGCCCAACTTCTCCCACTCGCCCTGCCAATCACCATCGGCTGTGAATAACGTGCTTGTGTGGAACATAGGTTCGAGCCACCATTTGCGCCCACCTCGGCTTGTGCGCCAGAACGTATCTAGGTGAAGCGTTGCGCTCGGTATGCCAGCACTCGCTAGATCGTGGATCAGCGTAATATATTCACCTAAATTAAAAACATCACCCCACGTACCTGTATGAAGTAATAGATCAGACTGTAGTGCCTGGCTGCGTACTTGTTCGAGTGTTACCTGATTTTCCTGCAACGCTACGCACGTATGCCCCAGAGCTTCAATAGCAGCCTTCACGTCATTTTCTGTGGTATATGCACTAGAAAAGTTACCGATATAGCAGATACGTATGTTAGACATTCAACACCTCTATCTTGTTTTTAATACCTAAATCATACCGCCTATGACACTTGCAGCAAAGTCTTGCCCAGTCTGAACGATCAAGTTCGTACTCCCCGCTTATGTTAGCCCACTCAAATTTCCTCGACTCAAGGGTACCGCAATGTTCGCATTCGTTCGGCGTGCCGAAATTTCGTCTAATCCAGGCGTGAATAGTCGAGTATGTTTTTGGCTCGGAATGAGTTTGATATTGGTCAAAACATTTCTTGTCGCAAAACTGCCTTGCTTGCGATACAGGATAAGTGAATTTGTTTTCGCAATTTTTGCATATCACTACAACGTTTTTGCTCTTGTATCTTTCCTTATTGATCGAGCTTAAAGCTGAAGCTCGACCAGCTTTTGCGCATATATCCCTGTGCAATTCCGTTCTTTTGTAGACACCTTTAGGCATAATTAACTCCAAAAATAGGCGCACCACCGCTAGATAATGCGCCTACTGTTATATTTAATTTGCTAGCGGTGTATTTCATAGCTACATTATATCAAAGTGTTTGCATTCTCGTCTATTAGTTTTATTGACGTGGCATTCTCGGCACAAGTATTGCAGATTAGATACTTCATACGCCAGGTGGGGGTGCGATCCACGATTAAGGATATGATCCACGTCTAGCCTTGCACCATACCCGCCCCGACCACAACAGGCACAGAACCTACCCTTTTGATCCAAATAAGAAATGGCCACTGTATCTCTAAACAGCGACCACTTCTTTCTGCCCTTGCCACTTTGCTCTATTGCTTTGCGCTCCTTATGCCGAAAACATCGGTTGGACTGCGCTTTGTTACCACAAACATCACAATAGGGCATTTGTACCTCTAAATTACTCTGTTTTACTATCTATCAAAACTTCAACTTTATCAAGCAAACTGTGCGCTACTTTCGAGAATTCGTCGGCATCTTTGCTTGGCCTTCGATCCCTGTGTTCGTCAATTTCTTTTGCGTTGAGCAAAAGCACTACTTGTAGCATAGCTAACTCATCAAAGTTCACTGGCAATAGGTAAGTGTTTTTCATACTGCAACCTTTTTATGAACGTATCGTGATTTTAGGCCACCGATACGACCGGCTTTCCGAGCTAACTCAGGGTTGGCTGCGAACCCTCCGTTACGTGATTTTTGTCCGCCCATTGCGCCGATCTTTTTGTAAAAATCAGTACCATAAAGTTTCTTGTTCGTTTCAGCAGCTTGCTTACCGCCTTCTAATGTTCCTGCCATGTTATTCTCCCTTCGCCTTTTCTATTACCCAACCGACTGCGGTTGCAATTAGCATTACTGTAAATACAACCACATAATAAAGCACGCTAAGTAGCGCCATGCCTAGTGCAAAATAGAACCCAAATTTTATTACTTCCCACATTATTCTCGCTCCTGTAATTTCTGTTCAACTAACTTGTTAATTCGATCTTCCTCGGCCATTTCTTTAGTGACCTTTTCGTATTTCTCGGTAATGTTTATAAAGCGAATTGCTACAACTGCCAGCCCTACATACAAAGCTCCACCTAAAAATTCGTAACCATCTCCGCTAGTGAATGAACCCAATATTGCCAATGCACCGAGTGCTATTGATAACCATATATAAACTTTTGCTAATATTCTCATTTATCTTATCCTTTCGTTATCGAACTGATCGCATTCAACTAAGTAACTTGTGCCTAAGCTATCCTTTGCCCACTTGTAATACTTTGGCTTGAACTCGACTTTGCCATAATCTTGGCCTAGTGTTATTTTACGAACCGAACCGCACTTGCTGCACGTTGCGTAGTCTTGTGCATAAACTTCCTTATGCTGATCAACACCACAAGGCTTCTTGATCCACTCAATCTTATTCATGGATCATTCGTATTAGCGAACCTGAACCAATTGACGCTGCGAATACTAGGTACATCATCGCCCCTGTGTACCAGTAATTACCTAGTAATACAGTTACGAACGCTACGTATATGCCATATGCGCCAGCGAACACTGTCAGAACGCCTACTGTTAATGTTAAAAGTACCTTCATAAAACCCTCCTAAATCCTTTTAGCGAACTTGTTATAATATTCAGCTAAGTAATCAGCTACTACTGAATTGTGACCTCCAACGTGCCATTGAGTAACATCACGTGGCTTACGGTATTCTTTCCAATCGTAGATCGTGGCTACGCCTTCTGGGGTTCGTAGCTCCCACTCGCACTGTGTTTTATCCCCACCCCAATACTGTGGTGCGCCGAACACTTGAACCATGCTATCGAACGTAGCGTTTAATATACCAACGTAACTAGTGCCGTTGATTAATTCTCGATCTTTTACAGGCCGAATGTCATCTTCTTCTATTTCATCAAACATTGTTTGTTTTTCTAAATCGTTGATATAGTCATTGGCTTCACTGTAACCGTAGAAGCTCCTGCACAACTTATCTACTTTGCGCTCGGTTGGTATATGAACCACCGTAACGCCGTATATGGTGTCGTTACAAAAATCACCCTTGCTCAATTCAACAGCGTAATCGCCTTGCTGCTGATACCTTACCACTTCTGGCGTTATAAAGTTTTTGCCCTTTACAACAGAAGTGAAAATATCTTTTGTTGCTTTACCCATTTTTCTGTCCTTTCGTTATTACTTACACTCTCTATTATATATAACTATATATATAAAGTAAACCCCTTTTGCTTACTTTTCTTTGTATGCTTTAACGATGATATAAATAGCGTTGCCGACAGTGGTCTTGTGGCGTTTCGCTACACGTTTAATCTTTTCTCTTGTTTCAACTGGCACATCGGTTAATAGCCATTTTCTAATTACTTCCATCTACTCATTCTCCTTATTTTTTTACTTCTTTAATCACTTCTATATCTAGCTGCTTATGTTGACTCTCTAATATTTTGAGTACGCCTTGCAGCACTTCGTCTATATGTTTAGTCAGAAAATCGTTAGTGGTTATCCCTTTCAAACGCACTTGGTATATGACTTCAAAAGCTTTATTTTTACTCACGCTATTTTCTCCAGTTTGACTATTTCATATGGCGCACCATCTTCGATCATATTCTGGCGGATTTCGCTGGCCACCGAACCAAGATCTTCTACATTGGCTTTGATATAGTTATCAATCGCCGTCTTATCGGGCTTGACTAAAGTCTGATACAAATCCTCGTCAAGTAATCGGCGCAAGGTGCCAACATCATATTGCATACGCTGTACCCGGCTTACCCTGAATTGGTAACCTTCTAGCGGTTCAGATACGCCCCTATGATCAACTGATGCCTTAACGCTATCTCGTAATTTGTCTTTTATTGACTTGGCAACACGCTCAAGTTCTTGGGCTTCACGCCATGTATGCAGGATAGCTTCGTGGCTATCATCAGCGTATTGGTGTATCTCTCCGGTTATTTTATTCGTTATCTGTATCATCTGTTACTTCCTTTGGCAAAGCAAACTTAGGTAATGACGGCCTGTCATACCAAAACTTTTGCTTATCGACTATGGCTGTAAGGTAATCATACCCTTGCTCTTTTTGATCTTTATCGAGCAGAGTAACAAATGTGCTTTCGAGATCATACAAGTAACGGCCAATACCCCACTGTACCCCGGCACGTTTCATAGCCCCAGACAAACCACCTTTAGTAGCTTCGATCTGTGTTTTATCGGCACCATCATATTTCGTCACCCACTCACCAGCTAGTCGTGCAGATATACCGCATACGATCCCGCCATCGGGCATATATTGGAACTCGTTTTGCCAACCGTCAATGCCGAACACGTCATCTAGACGCTCCATAATAGCTCGGTTAGTCACGTAAGCCAGAACCAATGCCCAGCGTTTACCGTTGGCTTGCTGCCCTGCCTGTTGCACTCGCCACTCGATGTCGAATGGGTCAAACGGTTCTAACAGCTTCGCCCTAATATCTTGTTTTTGTTGCTTGCTTTCCATTATTGTCCTTTCGTTAATACCTCTTAATTATATACCAAAGTATATATTAAGTAAACCTCTTGGCGAGCTTCTTTTCTAGCTGCGCCCAACGCTGCGCTTCCTCGCTCAAGTTGATTATGTTCACGCTGATCGGCACTCGCTTAATTGTGCGGTAGATCTTGATCTTGATCTTCATGCTTCCTCCTTACTCTCTAGTTCCTTACCGTAGAATATCTTTAGGGTTCTACCATCGTCTTGTATGGATACTTCTAGGGCTATGTTGTGTTTTACTAGCTCTCTGGTTATCCCTATAACT